TTAATCATTTTTTTGAATTTTTGGGAAAATGTCTAGCTCAAAATTAATCTCGTTACCTTTGCCGTAAGTGTTTTTTATATTTTTCGAGTAGACGACTTTTTCAACTAGATTCTTGAGCATTCTATTTCGTGATTCTATGTTAAGGTCCCAATAGTTATTAAGCAGCTCTTCACAACGCGGAATAAAATTCGACTGTTGTGCCTTAATATTCTCATCGTGTTCGATTTCTTCTCTTAATTTCGTAATAATATCAGAGCATGATTGGATAGACCTAGCTATGGTTTTGGAGCGTTCAAGGAAGACTTCTGTGGTGTAGATTCCTCGCTCAAGCAGATCGTATTGTTTTGCTTTTTGGACATTTAAGCTTTCCAGCTCACTTTCTTTTTCGCGTATAAGATTTTGCTTAGATACTATACCAGAATTGATAGTATTATATGGAACATTAATATCATTGTTCAGCTTATACTTCTCTGTTATTTCTTTAATTCCATCAAGCACAGCTTTTTCAACTAGAGATAATTTGCTACTCACTGTAGGGCAAGACGTATATGGACACATGAGAGTATCTTCTTGCCCGTGTTTTTGATGAGGGCGGCGAACCATGGCACGACCACACTTGCTGCAATAGACAATTCCGGCAAGCGGATTGCGAACTGTGTTTTTTATGCTAATCGGACGGGGTGGGTTCTTTTGACGTATCTCTTGCACAGAATTATACAGATCGTCTGATATAATAGACGGATGCAATCCCTCACAGATAAGGACATTCCTGGACCGTGGGCGTGTCTTGACTACTTGACCATTCTGTATAGTCTTTACTGTTTTTCGACCATTCCACCGGATTTTTCCTATATACACCGGATTTGTTAGAATTCCCTGTATGCTGGCAGGAGTCCAGTCACCACCTAGCGCAGATTTTATTCCCATGTCGTTTAATTTCCGTACAATCTTCGCAACTCCAATTTGCTCACAACCATCACCGGCATACCATGTGTAGATCATTTTTACAATCTCAGCTTGAGCCGGAACAGGTCGGAGAGTATAACCTTTTTCTCTTGCGAGCTTAATTCTTTCGTATCCGTAAGGCGGTTTGTTTCCACAGTATTTGCCCTCTTTGACTGATGAGATTCTTCCGGCATTTAATCGACGCTTGATAGTTTTATACTCTCTGCGGCTCATAAATAGTCCGAACTCAAAATACTCTTCATCAAATTCATTGTTCGGATCATATATTTTTGTAGGGGTAATAATCTTCGTGTCAGAGTATTGAAAAGCTCTGGACACAACACCTTGGTCGATGGTGTCACCTCTGGCAAGACGCTCTACTTCGACAACCAAAACACCGTCCCACATGCCGGATTCTACTTCGTGAAGGAGTTGCTGCATGACAGGGCGGTCGGCGATAGTTTCTCCAGATACCACTTCGCGGTAAATTGCGCCCACAATGTACTCTTTTTTCTTTGCGAGATCTAACAGAATCCGCTGATGTCTGGCGAGTGTTTCGCCCTCTCCATGTGCTTCAGCTTCCCGATCGGCTCTGGATTTCCTTAAATAGATGCATACTGATTCATTCATTTCATCATTCTCCTTTTTTACACTTGTACGGCAATCCCGGAGATGATATACTTAATGTGTAGGTAAGATTATCACCGAGATTGTCTTATTTTTCAAAAAACCGGTTCCCGTTGGTAGCAGGAGCCGGTTCTTTTTATAAAAGTTCTGATTTTTTCTGGTCAAATTCTTCTTGAGTAATAATACCGCTATCTAAAAGCTCTTTGTAATCCTTCAGTAGTTCAACGGATGTTTTCTGATTTCGAACATTTTCAACAGCATCAGAGCTTTTGGAAATATTGAAGCTCTTTAACTGCATATCTATATTTGAACTACAGCGGAATCCAATAATATTTATTTGATTGGTTTCGATATTCCGCATTTTCATAGATGCATAAGAATCCACTTCAATGTTATCACTTGTTGTGGTAGCAGTTCCAGTAGTAGTGGAATTATTCTTTCCTTTAGTTTTCTTTCCGGTTCCAACAGCTGCACCGACTATAGTTCCAACTCCCGGAGCAATAGCGGTTCCAACAACGGCTCCTGCTAAATGCCCTCTTCGTTTCGTTTTTTCTTTACTTTTCCCTTTAGTGTGAGATGTTGTAGTTGTCTTTTCTACTGTTCTGTATTCCGGCCCGTTCCATTCATAGTCGAAAAGTTCATATTTGGTTGGAGCATCTGACACTGTAACAGACCCATCTTTCCATTGCTTCAAATCAAATCTTGTGTGTTTGGAACCAAGCTCAAAATCCTCCTTACCGGATATAACTCTCAGATTCAATACTCGAACAGGTTTTTCTACAACCGCCGGCTGGGTTGCTACGGAATTATTTGATATTGCAGGTTTTTGAACCTTATTTTTAATAGACAGCAAAAGTGCAAAAATAAGATACAAAACAGCAATTCCAAATACCTCAAGTACAACAACGACCATAATATTGTCTGATGAAAGATCGTTTGAACTCATCAAGGCCACAATCATTAATACAATTAATGCGGTCCAAACGATCATCAACACATTTCGTATTTTTTTCATATTTCCCCCTTTTGACACGATTACTCAAAATTCTCGATATAATTCTTATATAGATTCCTTATTTTGGCAGCCTCCCTCTGCCTGATTGGAACAATATCCCCCGATATCATCTCAAAATGATCTGATGCATCTTTAATTTCGTCCATGTTGACGATATAACTTTGATGGCAACGGAGAAATCTTCCATCAAGATGCGGCTCTATATCTGACAGCTTTCCACGTGCTACATGTATAACGCCGCAAGTACAGTGGACGAGAATTGATTTATTTCGGCTTTCTATGTATTCGATGTGACGGAATTCTACCCGATGTAAGTGATCTCGGTTTTTGATAGTCAAGGCTTTCTCACGGATATCTTCCAATGTGTGTGCTACGACAGAATACATGCGTCCATGCTCAGAGCCTTTGATGATGTAATGCACTGGCAAGACGTCCAATGCGTCAAATACATAGTTTTTGTATGCTGTCCAGAAGGCAATGTTGCCATTATATCCATTTTTCCTGAGCTGTCTTGCAACATTTATGCCATTCTCATTATCAAGGACCACATCCAACACGACTATATCGTACCATTGACCGTCTGCTATATCGTCAATCAGCGGCTTTCCACTACTATAAGTGTTTAGCGTGTAACTCTTGTCTCCGCGCTTTTTCAAAAACTCATCAACATGAGCCTTAAAAAAATCAATCTGTAAAGAATTATCGTCACAAATCGCAATTTTCATGCAAATCAGTCCTTTAAATTGTCATTTTCGCCATTTGCGTTAAATAAGAATTCTATATGTTATAGTTGATTATAGCATCATGCAATATAGTTGTAAATAGACGTTTGTAGGTGATTTTAGAATGAAAAGAGTCAAAAAAGTACTAATTTTGATATCGGTTATAGTTTTTGTCAATTATATAATCCATCTTCCAATGTGCGTGGATGATTATGTACACAAGGATTCTGACATATACTCTGCTCAACACATGTGCAGGCATTCGACCTTGACCAGGAACGCGAAGGGAATTTTGAAAACAGACGGTATTATAGAAACAATAAAAATTCCACTCAAAGCGAACTTCCTTTTTGCAAAAGTAAAAATTATATTCGATATTACGAATATTCCAGTGTACCACTGGCAGTTAGCTAGAGGAAATTTAGGCGTGTCTCGTTTTATTGGACTTGTGGGTTGATATAATAAGAACGAATGTTCGGTTATATTTCCCACAAACCGCACATATACTGTAATGTAGGTGGTAATTGCAATAGGGAGGGTTATTTATGGATTATAAGAAGGAGATTATTGAGATGATACAGAAAATACATAGTGAATCAATGATAAAATTTATTTACGGGTGCGTAAAAAGGGCTTATAAGGAAGAAAGGGCAGGAAAATGATTCCTACCCTTGTGCTTTAGAAAATAAACTTCTCAAAAAAATCACATAACAAATCTTTTTTATCGGGCGGCAGGTTATCGTATTCAAGAATGATTCTTTTGAAACGAGGGTCTGACTGCTCGATTTTTGTAACTACATCTCCAAATTCAATATCAGGGTCTTGATTCTCTTTTAAATCTGTCAAATCTGACATTCTTATTCGGAAATAATCGGCTAAGGCTCTAATCTTTCCGGTTCCCGGCATCGAATTACCTTTGCACCACATATTAAATGTAGATGCGTTTGCTCCAATGGCTTCAGCGATTTCCTTTTGCTGTTTCCCACTTCTTGAAATGTACTTATTAAGATTATTCGAGAAGATCTTTTTCTGTTCTTCGGTCGTCATGATTCTTTTCCTCCTTACATTTTGTATTGTACATCATATTTATAAAAAATTCAATAGTTAATTCAATTATTTTGAATTTTGGTGTTGACAATTCAATACAGTTGAATTATAATAAGCTCAGAAGTTAAGAAAGGAGATGAGCAAATGCCAAAAATTTCATTAGAAGCTGTTCGAGTGAACGCAGGATACAATCAGAAAGAATGGGCTGAAAAATTCGGTATTTCCAATGCAACTGTAGTTAATTGGGAAAAAGGAAAAACAGAGCCGACATTATCACAGCTCAGAAAAATGAGTGAGCTTTCTGGAATTCCTATGGACTTTATTTTTGTGCCAAATAACTTCAATTAAATTGAATTAGAAGGGAGCAGTTAATAATTGAACAAATCAGATATTCAGTATCTATTTGATTATGTAAGAGATTTGCAGAAACAGGTAAATCAGTTAAAAGTGGCGATTCTTACCGGGGAAGCGAATGGATTAGAGCTTCCAAATCCTATCCATCTGGAACCCGGCAAAAGAATACCACTCGGACATCTTGCAGACGATCTACTTGATACAGAATTTCAAAATTGTGGAAACGATACTTGTGATAAGAGCAATGAATGAGATTGCAGTAGTCACTTTAAAACGGTAAGTATCTTCTCTGTATATTTTCATTTCAACTTCACCGTCTTGAGTGACCACATAGCCCTCATACCCACGCACGGGTTGCTTGTGCAAGAATCCTTTAGACGCTAAGTATCTATACATTTCGTGATTCTCGGTATCTTGTGCAGTGGTTCCGTTATTTTTAAGAACGGACCTCATTAGCCGATATTGTTTCCCAGTTATCATTTAATCACCTCCCATCTACAGGGAGTATATCACAAGAAAGGAGTGAGTACACATCAAAAAGAAATTATTAATTATCCCGATAGTTGCAGGGGCTGTTTTTCTCTCTGGTTGCAAAGGGAAACTGAAAGAGGGAGAAATTTACAATAAAGAATTTATTCCTGCACATACAGAAACAGTTCTGATCTCTACAGTCCGAACTAACGGAAAAACGTCATATACAACTGTAATACCTTATGTGTATTACTATTCGGATTCTTATGAAATAGATATTCGCGATTACAATGAGGAAGAAAAAGAATATGACACAGCTACTTATTATGTAACTGAGGAAGTATATAACCAATGTGAGATTGGAAGTATTTTCAAATATGAAAAAGGCCGGGATTTTAATGAGATTCCACATACTCGTGAAGAAGCAGATTCTAATTAGAAGCAGAAATGTGGAAAACAGCATATCTTAACATGGTGAATGCATAAAAAGGAGGTTTACTGATGGCAGTAATCAAAACAATCAAAAAAGGGTCTGGGGTAATCAGGATACATGATGATTACTGCAAGGATAACACACCGGAAGACAATCAGAGAATTGTAGATGAGTGTTCAAGAATCATCTTGAGCTACTATCGAAGAAAAGAAGCAAATTTGACGTAAGCGCCCCGGAGGGAGTCACGACCTCCGCCCCGGAGCCGTAAACCACTAAACCAACCTTAGCGGATTACAGGATAATCATAACATTTCTTCCTGTATTTCGCAAGAGAACAGGAGGATTTTTTATGAAGAAAACCGAGGATAAAGTCACAATGGACAGTGCAAAAGTAACCAGCTTTGAGGATTTTGAAAACTTCTATGCAGTGGAAGTCGTAAGAGAAGCCAAGAAACAGACACAGAAATGGTTCTGTGCATGGGGAATTACCATGGCAGCATTGATTCTTTCGAATGCAGCATGGGTAGTTCTTAGATAAAAGGAGACGCAAATGAAGAAATATCGTAAACGAGAAATCTTGATGTCAATAGTAATCGGAATCCTTTCAACATTTCTTCCAGTATGGGAGTGGACAAATGGACTTGATCGGATTCTGACAGCGGCAGTTATAAGTCTGATTCTAATAGGAAACCTATGAAAGGAGAAAAAATGAACGAGGAGAAAATTAAGGAATTATTTGAATTGTGTCTGAGAGTTTCAAGTGAAACAACGGCGCATGTGAATTTTGACTATACGGCGTGTGACGACATATCCAGAGTTTATATTTATGTATTTAATGATGCAGGGGAGATCGTAAAGCATTTTTCATTGTGCCAGTTTTACGACTTTAAGTTTGAATCTCAGAATTATGAAGATGCAAAGAAATGTCTTCTGGAACTGCTTATTAATGGGAGGTGTCCGTTAAATGAATCTTGAAGAATTAAGACTCCTCCCGAAGTGGGATATGGTTCTTGCAGTGAATATCTTGTTGGAGGAACTGAACAAGCGAAACGCTCCTATTGTTGATTGGGAGAATCCAGATATGTACGTGGATCATCTTGAATATCACGCCGCTGATTCCATTCAGAACGGTAAGACGGTTCCTGGCATGGGGGATAAGTCAGACGCAATCTATTGTTTTTTTAAGCAGTTAAAGGAGCCAGTCTATGAACGAAAGAATACAGGAAGTCTTAAGACTGATTGATGTTCAGCTTGCGCTTGTTCCAGATAATCCAATAGAGGAACAGTACAAGGCGAGGACATTGGCAAGTTACACGCAAGCACTAAATGGGCTTTTAGCGGCTCAGAAATCATGTAAGGAGGAAATAAGATGAGAAGTCTCAAATATCGCAATAATATAGACAGTCCATTGCTCACTTATCAAATGATGGCAGAGGATAGTAATCTTGGTATTCAAACAGTTATGAAACTGGCTAAAGAGTCAGGAGCTTTAGTTAAAATCGGAAAAACAGCAAGGGTTAATCGTGAAAAATTCTATTCTTATGTTTTAGAAAAATATTCTGAAAGCAATAAGGAGAACGCTCATGAGTGATTTTGAAATCCGTATTCCAGCGAGAAAGAAACAGCCTGCAACTGATAAGGATAACCCGGTCGTGAAAGTATCAACAGACGCATACAACGCACTGGTTGAGATCTATAACGAATCAACCATATCAATGAAAGATATCGCAAGTTTGCTGATTATTGAGGGCAGTAAGCATGTAGTTTATGACAAGGAGGAATAGAAGTGAATATATATGAGAAGTTAGGCATTATTCAGTCAAAGCTGAAAGCCCCTAAAGGACAGTACAATTCCTTCGGGAAATACAAATACAGGAGCTGTGAGGATATTCTGGAAGCTGTAAAGCCGCTTCTGGCAGAAACAAAAACCGTGTTAAACGTCACAGATCGGATGGAAGTTGTTGGAGACAGAATATATGTCAGAGCAGAAGCTCATCTAAACGACTGTGAAGATACCGGTGAGATTACAACCGTTGCTTATGCAAGGGAAGAAGAGTCTAAGAAAGGCATGGATTCTTCACAGGTGACAGGTGCAGCTTCATCTTATGCCAGAAAATACGCTTTGAATGGGCTGTTCTGTATTGATGATAACAAAGACAGTGATTCTACTAATACAGGTAGTAGTGGGAAAACAGCAGCTAAAAAGCCAGAATCAAAAGAACCTGTTGAGATGATTACTTCAGAAAATGTAATGAGCATCCAGAACATCATTGACAAATATCCGAGTTCTAACTTGTTTGAACAGATTAAAACTCGTTTCAAGGTAGACGATGTGAAAGGACTCACAAAAGAAAAAGGGCAAAAATGTCTCAAAATGTTGATTGAGTACGATAAGCAGCATGGTGGAAAGGAATAAAAAAATGAACAAAGTTATTCTTACAGGACGATTTACAAGAGATCCAGAAGTCAGATATACAAATGATGGAACATCAATCGCAAGATTTTCCATTGCAGTCAATAGAAGATTTGTAAAAGAGGGTTCTGATCAGAAAGCAGACTTCCTTAATTGTGTTGCATTTGGAAAGTCTGCGGAATTTATCGAAAAATATTTCAGAAAAGGTATGAAAGCAGATTTATCTGGAAGAATTCAGACAGGATCCTATACGAATAAAGACGGCGTGAAGGTATATACAACAGATATTGTTGTCGAGGAAATCGAATTCGGTGAAAGCAAAGGTTCTTCACAGGCACAGACAGCATCACCTACACCGAATCCAGAAGCCGACCCGGACGGCTTTATGAGCATTCCTGATGGTATCGACGAGGAGTTGCCATTTAATTGATACAGATTGATAGCAGGGAACATCAGAAAGTTATTGATGGCATTAAAAAGGCATTTGACGAGGCAGGGGAAAAATGGTTCGTGTCAAAGCTGTATGTAGGTGATTACATGAATTATGATAACCCGCGTTTGGTAGTTGATAGAAAACAGAACCTTGCAGAGTTATGCGGAAATGTATGCCAGCAGCATGAAAGATTCCGATCTGAAATTATCCGGGCAAATGAAGCAGGAATAAAACTTGTCTTCTTATGCGAACACGGGAAAGGAATCGAAAAGCTGGACGATGTTCTCTGGTGGGAGAATCCCAGGGCGAAGAAGCGGGTTAAGAAAAATGGTATCTGGATTGAGCAAGAACAGAAAGTTATGCACGGCGATACGTTGTATAAAATTCTATGCACAATGCAGAGAAAATATGGCGTTGAATTCCTATTTTGTGACAAGAAAAATACTGGAAAACGAATAATGGAGATTCTGTCGGATGGACAAAGAAACAATTAAACAGCAGAACAGTATGAGAGATGTTCTTTCCAGATACGGAATGATTCCGAACAGAGCTGGCTTTGTCAGTTGCCCATTTCATCCCAGTGACCGTACTGCTTCGTTGAAAATTTACAAAGACAGCTACTATTGCTTCGGATGTGGCGCGTCAGGAGATATTTTTACTTTCGTTCAGAATATGAATAATTGCGATTTTAAGACAGCATTTCAGATTCTTGGTGGAACATACCATAAACCTGATTTTTCGTCCAGAATGGCAATATATCACGCTCAGAAGCAAAAAGAAATGAGAGAGAAAGCAGAACGGAAGAAGAATGAAGAATTGCAGGAATGTTTGTCCGATATTGATTTTTACAGGTCTATTCTTGGCAGAGCAAGGCCATTATCAGATGGATGGTGTGAAGCATGGAACAGGTTGCAACTTGCACTATATCACCATGGATTCATAACAGGACTGGAAGAAGGTGATTAAAAGTGGAAATGATAAGCAAGCTCACGAAGGACTCTATTCTGGATGAAGAAGTGTTTGACGAGATATTCAAGCAGGAAGATGAGATTTACAAGGCGCGTTTGACATTGACTCTTCTGGACAGAGCGAAGGAGCTTGGAGTTAAAAAGAAATTTGAAGATTTACTAAAAGCTTACACCAAGGTTCAGAAGCAGATAATCGAGCAAGAGAAAAGCAATAGGACATTGTCTATGCTGGATCAGTGGACGAACTTCTCTGATTGCGAATACGACAGAATGAAGTGCCTTAACTGGGTAGCGGATGATGATGGAATTAGAATATCAAATACGAATCCAGGATCACCGGATATTATAGCTTGTTATCACCCTATTCTTCCAATCGAACGAATGAAGAATCTGGAGACTGGGGAAGAACAGATAAAGTTAATCTATAAGAGGAATAATAAATGGTCCGAGGTTATTGTGCCAAAAACTATGGTTGCATCATCTACTAAAATCGTTGGCTTATCTGCGCTTGGGATTTCAGTGACATCCGAGAATGCGAAGTTTCTTGTACGGTATCTGTCAGACGTTGAGAATGCAAATGACGATTATATCAACATCCAATATTCTTCTAGCAAAATCGGGTGGATTCGAGATTATTTCTTACCCTATGACAAGGATATCGTATTTGATGGTGATATGAGATTTCGGCAGTTATACGAAAGTATCAGTGTAGGTGGCAGCAGAGCAGAGTGGTATGAACATGTAAAAAAGGTTCGTGCTACTGGAAGAATCGAACCAAAAATCATGTTAGCTGCAAGTTTTGCAAGCATTCTAATTAAACTGGTCGGTGCTCTTCCGTTCTTTGTGGATTTATGGGGCGAAACCGAGGGTGGTAAGACTGTAACACTTATGCTAGGAGCTTCTGTCTGGGCGAATCCAGGCGAATCCAGATACATAGGAGATTTTAAAACAACCGATGTGGCCCTGGAAGCAAAATCCGATATGCTCAACAACTTACCGCTGATCCTGGACGATACTTCCAAAGTATCGGCTAAAATCCGGGATAATTTCGAAGGAATTGTATATGACCTGTGTTCCGGAAAAGGAAAGAGCCGTTCCAACAAGGAGCTGGGTGTTAACCGGGAGAACCGCTGGCAGAACTGCATTCTGACCAATGGTGAACGTCCGCTTGCAGGATATGTCAGTCAAGGTGGAGCAATTAACCGAATTATTGAGGTTGAGTGTTCTGAAAAGATTTTTGATGATCCACAGCTTACCGCAGATACCCTTAAAAAGAACTACGGATATGCAGGAATCGACTTTGTGAACGCAGTCAAGGAAATGTCCATTGATGATATAAAAGCCCTGCAAAAGCACTATCAGGAGCTTATACAGGACGATGACAAGATGCAAAAACAAAGTATATCTATGAGTATCATTCTGGCAGCAGATAAAATCGCAACAGATCAGCTGTTCCATGATGGTCAGTACATTGACATTGAGACGGCTAAGAATCTTCTGACAGAGAAAGAAATGGTATCTGAAAACGAACGTGCTTACTGGTTCGTGCTTGATAAGATTGCCATGAACGGAATTAAATTCGATGATAACCCAGATATAAAAACAGAAAGGTGGGGAATTATCGACAATGATCCGGTAGAGAAAACATCAACTGCAATAATCTATAGCGCAGCGTTTGATGATTTATGCAAAATCGGAAGATTCTCCAGAAAGGCATTCTTGTCATGGGCTGTCAAGAAGGGGCTTGTGGAAACCGACAGCAGAGGTTATCCGACCAAAGCGAAAAAGCTGGACGGAATCGTCACCAAATGTGTGTTCTTGAAAATTGTAGATGAAATTCCAAAAGGATTCGTGAATTGTAATGATTATTTTGAGATTACGGACGATATTGTGTTTGATTAATAAACAATTCGTTCAAAAGGTAACCGGGTAACCTAGGTAACCTTTGATTCTGCATATATATATTTGAGTATTTATATACACATATTGAGTATAAAAGTTTCCCTATATGAGGAAGTCAGGGTTACTCGGTTACTCGGTTACCATGCAGTAAAATCAATGGTTTGCGGATTTTTGAACGGTTACGTTTCGGTTACTATCGGTTACTCATAAAGAAGGTGAATAATGAAAGTAGAAGCTAAAGATATTCCGATCATGCACAAGTTCATGCCAGAGTTTTGGAATGCAATAAAAGAATTTTACAATGTGAAAAATGATGATGAATATTTTGGTGCATTACATAAAAAAATCGAGGATTTATATGAAATCTATCCAGACAGTTTGGCAAGATATCTGTCTTTGGCCTTTTACAAATGGGCTGCGGATGTGTCAAATGGAAAATGCAAGGTATGAATGAGGTGATAGAAATGCCATATAACACAGCAAGAAAGTATTATGAAGGTATCCAGACAAGGAAAGACGTGTATCTGTACATCATAAGATACTTGAAAGAACATGATTATCCGCCAAGTATTCCAGACATTGCAGCAGGGCTGAGCATATCCAATCATACTGTACAGAACCACTTTGGAGAGCTACTGGAATGTGGATTGCTTGAGACGGACAACCCCGGCACACCACGAGCGTACCGAGTGACAGGATACAAGTTCAGAAAGGTGAAGGAAAAATGAGTAGCAAGTTAAAAGTCAAGAAAAAGACCAGATTTTCTATTCAGACAACAATATTGAATTTGACAGATATTAGGAGGGCAAAAAATGAGCTACTGTGACGGAACTTGTAAGTATCTGAATAAAAGAAAACACAAATGCGAATTGACAGGAGAAAAACTCACATACATGAAATGGAGTCGTGGAATCGAGTGTTCAGTGCATGAATACAGAGGATTCTGTGAGAAAGATGAGGAGGACGCAAAATGTTAATCAGAAGTCAGAATAAGGAAGTTTTAGCTACACTTGAACTTTTATTCGATATCGAAGTTTCGGGTGGAGTAATAAGTGCAAGAAGAGATATGAGTTGGTGCTGCTTGCTCGGAAAATATTCCACCAAAGAAAAAGCCATGAAAGTACTTGATATGATTCAGGAAGCCTATGGAGATTCGGAATACACAAAATATGTAATTCCAGAAGTATGTAGGATATTAAGTATGAAGCCAAAAACGGAAGAAAACAAAGCACATGCGGGAGAACTTGGAGAAATGCTCAAAAATGGAATGACGTTCCAGATGCCAGAGGATAGCGAGGTGGAAGTATGAAGTATAAGTGCGTAAAGGCGTTCATGTTAGATAGCTATGACGATGATGGGTTTTACATTGAAAATTGTATAGAAATTAAGGTTGGCGAAACCTATGAAGTTGGAAATGAAAATTTTATCGACGGAGACATTCGTCTTAACGGCATAAATACAAACAAGTGGATTGAGATATCTCAAGAAATGTTGGATGAGTATTTTACAGAGGTGGTTGTATGAGCAGAGTACGAACCAGATTAGAACAATACAAAACTGAGATAGAAAATAAATCACAGTATAAGCATGGGCTTCCAGGGAGTGCGCTGGATATTGTGAATACTCTTCTGAATGATTTGGAACAGGACGAGAAAGAAAATGGTTGGATTCCAGTCAGT